TCACATAGCTAAACCCATTAAAATCTATTGTGGAGCTTCCATTATTATATAGGTAATTTAAAAAAGGCAATCCTGTTAAAGTTCCGGGTAAAATATATCCTACTGTTTCAGAACCTCTACATGATTGTGTCCCAAAATAAATTCTTATTTCTGCATTATTAGCTGTAGTACCAGTACCAGGCTGAATAAATAGTCCGTCTGTTCCAGTTCCTATATTCAAGCGGCTCCCATTTTTAATATCTAAAGGAGATCCATCAGGGCTATACCCAAAAGATGTTTGAATCGAAAACAAAAACCAGAAGATAGAAACAATAATTAGGGCTACAATTGTGTATAATCCTGAAATTTTCCATAATTCTCTTTCTTTCATTTTAAGTCTCCTTATTCGATTCTATAAGAGTGAAGAGTAGCTTCTAAAGTGTTTCCTGGCACAATAGCCCCTACTTGATTTATTCTTAATGTCAATACATTCGTTGTTAAAAAATCTGTCTGAGTAAAAGCGACATATCCGCTTTTACTTCCGTCTGAAATGGTAATAGTTACAGGTGTTCCAATAGCAACTCCATCTTTATACAATTCCAAGATAACAGAAGAGCCTTCTGGCATATCAACAAAATTGTAGCTTAAACCAAAAAATTTCGATTTGACAGGAGGATACCATCCTGTCCCTATAATACCTCCTACGACTAAATCTCCAAGCCAGACTCTATTGAAATCATATCTTATTTCTTGGGGAGATATTGGATGCCAGGTAATATCTACAAAATAATTACTTCCAGCCGGAAGGTTAACTGTTATCCATTCACATTCTGTATAATCCCCTGAAGCAACAGTTTTAGTTAAAGCTGAAGATCTTATATATTTAGACCCTGCTGTAAGTTGAAGATTTACTGCTTGATTAGTCCCATTTACTTCAAAGTCTACAGTTAAACTATTATCTGGAGCTCCTCCATCTGTACCAAAGGCTATGTAGTCAATTTGAGCAGGACATGACCATTTTAGATATCCAAACTTACTACCTTGTACCGGTTCACCAAGATAGAATCGTTGTGTTATCCTTTGTTTCGTTGAAGGAGCTCCAGCAAATGCAAGTTCATCTATTATTTTCTGAAAATCATATTTTAAGGTATCATATAAATCTCTCATATCAGATGAGGGAAAGATAATACCATATTGTCCATCTATATCTGTAAATATCTGAAAACTATCATCTCCTGTAACACCAGCATAAGCCTCCTGAATTATTAGTGTTACATTATCTGTAGGAACTTGAGCTATAGTATACATATTAGGTTCACCATTACGCTTAATCTTATCTCCAGAGGTAGCACCTTTACTGAAGAAGTCTGCCCCTGTAAATGTAATGGTTGTACTTCCATTTGTAAAAGTTGCAGTACCTGCATTGATAATATCAGCCATTATGGTCTCCTAAGATTATTAATTGTTAATAATCTGCCTTACTTTTATTCAGATCATCCACAATCTGCTTATACCTATCACATTCTTGTTTTAACTGAATAACCTGATTATTTAAGTCAAGTATCATTGCATCTCTTTCCTGAATAATCTGACAAAACATTTGTTCTCTTTGCATATCTTTCACTTCCATTTAGTTCTCCTTTAAGGCTCTAAAGAAACAGCTTTCCATCCAGAATTAATTCTAAGATAAAGTTTACTAACATCTGAATCATAGTATAGTTGTCCCTCAGCAGTATTACTTGGTGTTGCAGACTGTGGAGCAATTAGAATTGCTCCACTTGTACTATTACCAGAGAAACTGCCTCCATACCCAGAAGAACTTTGCGCAGAGATACCACTTCCTGTTCCTGATACAGCATTTATTGCATTTCCTGCATGTGTTTGAGCATTAATAGCTTCTGAGCTATAACTTCTTGCCCTTATGGCAATTCTGGTATTTGATGTGTCTAAATCTCCAAAATCCCCTATAAACCAATCTGACCCACTTTGTAAAAGTCCTATCGTACACATTATATATGCTCCTGTATCTCCATCATATCTTCCACCATAAAAAAGAGCATGATTATTACTTGTGGAAACTATAAATCTTTTTCCACTTGCCGCAGTCTGCAATGTACTTCCAGTAATCGTTCCTGCATTAATATTTTCTGCGTCTACGGAGTCAGCCTCTACACCAGTAACAGTAAGATTTCCCGAAGTATCCCAATACAACGCCCCGCTTGAACCTAACCAACCAGAACCATCATTAGAAATCTGAACTCTCTGGGTTGCTCCATTGTACGCTCTTATACCAGAGCTATCCATAACAACTCTTGAGCCGCTTGCCGCAGTCTGTATCGTTGTGCCTGTAAGAGTTCCTGCTGTTATCTCTCCAACATCTGCTGTAACTGCTGATAATTGATTAAATCCTGCCTCATAAGCACTTATCCTAAAGTGTTCAGAAGATACCATCATAAGAACCTTACATTTACCCGAAGGAGCTTCTGTACATTTTGCTATAGCTACATAGTCACTATTTGCATCAAGTTGTGCTTCCGTCTTTAATGCAAGATTAGCTGAGCCTGTATAGCATAAGAACATTGTACTATTGGGTGTTATTGTTTGTGGAGTTGCTTGACTATTGATAGTTATATCATTACTTCCAGAATTCGTTTTCTTTTTAAGAACTCCTACTCCTCCAACCCAAGTTATCTGGGTTGCGTTTGTTGCAGATACTGAGCCTGTAAACTTGTACATTGCCCACTTAGAAGGCATATCATCTTCTGATAGTCCTGTAACAGCTGTTGCATTATAAGTCCACGCTGACCATGCACCTTCCTTGCCGGAACTATTTCTGAAACGTACTCGTACAAGATATGTATATCCTACTTTTGCATTTTTGACTATCTTTCGATTTGTAGTATAGGATTCAGATTCATCGGTATTTATCTTGATCGAAGTTTTTTCTCCGATTACCAATTTTGTGTTGTCGCTATTCAAATATCCCTGATCCACTTCGCCAAGAGTAGGAATATCGCCCCCAGCCGATGTCAGAGTAAGTGCTGGAGTCCCTGTAAACTGAGAGGCTCTCCAATCTACAATAGTTTCGATCACGTCTGTGGCATGAGTTCCGGAAGGTTTGTTCCATTTGATAACTACATTATTATTTGAATTAATCGAAAGCGTCACACCCGAAACTTGTTCAGGAGGCTCAATTTTATCATTTACATCTTCTTCATCATCATCTGTTACTCCAGGAGATATACTTGCAGTTGCAGACAAGCTGGTACTATCTGTACTTGTTCCAAAAACATCATAAAATCTCAATCTAAAATAGTATGTCTTTTTTGGATCAAGACCTTTAAAGTCTTCCTGGTATGTAGTCGCAGAAACATCTTCATCGTTACTATTTACTGTAATAGAAGACATTACTTTTCGCTTCTTAAGAGTATTTCCTGTAAAATTAGTATTCTCACATCTTTCTATCATTGTATGACTTAAATCATACTCCTCATCTCCATTAGAATCGTAAGGATGAGGGAAAGAAACTCTAATCCCACTCTTTAATTTTTTCAGGGCTGGAGTTATTTTTACAGAGCCGTATGGAAGAGTATTTAAGTAAGCCCCTGGGGCTGGATTGGTAAGAGTTAACTCTTTATATGCTGACTTTTTAGAGTAATCGTTTATACAATAAAGTCTTGCCTTAATTGTTCTTTGAGGCACATTATAATAAGTATCATAACTTGCATGAGAAGAATAACTCTCAAATATCTTAGAAATATCTTCCATTGTATCCTCATAATCATATTCAAACTTATTTGTATCCAAAGTCTCATGTCTTGCAACCATATCTTTAACAGAAGTATTTCCTATTTTTACGGTAGCCGGAATAGCAGAAAAATAAATCTCCATGTAATACTTTAATTTTTCATATCCTGCTTTTCTCATTGCATAGGTCAAGCTGTCCTTTGTCTGACTTGTCATCTCATCCCACCTGAATTTGAAAGACCTGCCATAAACATTTCCAGACACTCCCATTCTATTTGCTATTTGGAATCCGGTAGGAATAGGTAATGCTATAGCATTACTGTCTTCTCCGTATACAAAAGTATTATGTATAACTATATCGGAGGATTGAGAGCCATAGGAGAAAGATTTTATCTCATATTCATAAACTTCTCCTGCAATAAGCCCTGAAATTCTAAGAGGGTTTCCGGTCGTTCTTCCTGCAAAATTCCACTCTTCAGAATCTATATTTTTATAGTATATCTCTGCATGAGACCAACTTCCACCTATAGGAGCAGTTATATAGATAATAGCTTCCCCTTGAACAAGAGGGTCTTCTTTAACTATAGCATGAGTAATAGGTGGAGGAGGGGCTTTTGAGAAATCCACTTCATTGAGAGTATCATTCTCTTCTACAATAGAAGGTGCTACGCCTGAGGTTTCTTGAGAAGGAGTTGCAGTATCATAAATATCTTTAAAGATATTATCATCATAAGTTATAGCTATTATTTCACTAGTATACTCATTAGGTTTTTTAGCAATACAAGTAAATAATCTGTAATACTCATTATTGGTATCTGATGTCCCAAAGGAGTAAATACTATTAGCAGATACATTAGATATACTTGTACTACAAGTTATAACTCTTCCCACCTGAGAATTAATAGTACATTCTGTAGCTGTCCCATTGTCATTCCTAAATAATACTTTCTGTCCATTTGATACTGTTACATCTTTATCTGTAGTAAAGGTTACACCCGAAACAGAAATTACTCTACCACAGGTAGATGACCACTTTTTACTAGAACCTATTTGAACTGAATTATTTACAGCTTCTGTGCTAAAATAAAACACATCTCCAATATCATATAAACAAGCATCAAGTCCTTGTTCATACTTTATAATATGCTTAATATATTTAGAATACTTTAGCATATAAGAGAGAATCTTTACTGCATGCCACTTATCAATTATTCCATATAGGTGTATTTGTTCCATTATCAAGTCACCTATAGTATAACCCTCATCTATATAATCCCTAGCAACTTGGTCTTGCTTATATCCTCTATACCTATTTAAGATAGCAGCATATAATCTGTTAATCTTATCCTCTATATCTACCTCATTAATAATAAAAGAATCAGGCAAAATACAGGCATCATTGACTAACGTCACAGGAGCTCTATATCTATCTATATAAGTTAGAAGTTTTTGTCCATCCCAGTAATTATACCCTCTTGTACTCTTAGCTAACACTTCAAGAGTATCTATAAGAGGTTGTCTGAAATCTATATTAATATCTACAGCAAATCTATCTCTAACTTTTCCATTCTCAGTAATATTATGATTACAATACTCCCTGTCTGTAATTCCATTAGCATCATCTACATTATAAGAATCATATAAATCATTAAGAATAGTATTATCAAAGTTAAGATACTGACCTCTACCGTATAGAGGATTCTGCTGCAAATCACACATTATATCTAAAGGATTATCATTCCACTTACAAGAATCTTCTTGCCATTCACAAGTACCGTCAAAAATAACAGCTCCAGAGATAGGTTGCCAGGTCGGTTCTGTATTTCCTGTAGTTCCAATCTTAATTAGTCTATAAGCGTGCTGACAATCCTTCGCAGAAGCCAAAGCTCTTCTTCTTATAGGCTGACCGCTTCCGTCAACAAGGGAAGCAAACACTTCACCCGCCGCCCATTGAGATAACCCTGAAATATCTTCGCTGGTATCTTTAACAAGAAGACCATCAATAATAGCAGTTATATTATCTAAAGCCCCGCTTATCTTTTCTGTCATAGTGAGTCTCATTCCAATTAGAGCTTCTCCAGGATACACTAAATCATCTAGTTTTATATCCTCAATAGATGTAAGCACTACTTTGTGTGCATCTTTTGTTGTGTCGTGAGTGGTCGTAGGAGAAACAAGTTTACACTGTATCTCGTGCTGCTTGTAAGAAGAAAGTTTTTCTTCGTCTCCAAGCCCATCTTGGGGAAATTGATAAGTTACCTGATAACTTCCTTGTTTAATTCCAGGTTTTTCAGGAATTGTAATTCTTGCAACATTAACGTTATCAGACTTGTAATAATAGATAGCATAAGTTACATTGTTTACAGTATGTCCTGGAAACTTTTTACTTTTACTTTCAGAAGGGGCTTTTCTTGACGAGAATTTAATTTTTGCTCTATACAGAGGAAGTCTTTCGCTATTTTCCTCTCCACTTAACTCATAATCTCCTGTAGGTTCTGTTATTACTGAATCAATAAAGTAAGTATAATCTTTTGAGTTTGCGGTAAAATCTATTTCCATTCCTTCTTCTATATCATCAAGAAAATCAAAGTCTTCTTCTGTTCCTGTTATCTCATCTCCTGTAGAGGCATCCACTAGAAGAGCGTAATTTGTATTTTTAACAACTTTTATATTATGCTCTGTCCCTGATAAAGGAGTTCTAACCTCCCCGTATTCAGCCCATGAGCTTGCTCCAACAGCTCTCCACCTAACAGCTATTTTTACTTGATTAGGTTCATATCCTTCTTTATCATCAAACTTATATAATCCTTCAGGCAATTCAAAAGTGGTGGAAAAAGCATCTACTTTTCCATTAGTTGTAAACGTAGAACTCCAAGAATTCGTTAGTTCAATACTATTAATATCTTGGTGGTAAGTAGTAACACTTCCAATATGAGGGATAATTTGCCTTGCAACTCCATCATCATTATGAGCTATTTTATATAACTGAGTTACATTATCTGCATCAACAAAAGATTTTGTCATTCGAACACCTTTAAATGTCCACGTAGAACCTACATTAGACGCAGACAAATATCTTACCATCTCATAGGTTTCTTTTCCTGTATCTGTATTTTGTCCGTACAAAAGAAGATAGCCGGGCTCTTTAGCTGAAGCACTTTGAAATGTCCTGCCATTAGTTACAACAACTGTTAAAGTTTTCGTAGGACTAGTTCCACTTGGAGCACCTACAAGATATCCTTTAACTTCTTTACAGAATTTGTAAACCTTCTGTTGATATTCTCCGTGAGTAATATAAACAAGACAATCCTTATTAAACTTAGAATAATAATGCCTTAGAGTAAGACCGTTAATTTTAATTCCCCTTACTCCAGCTATCTGTCCGTGTCCTAGAGAGCCTACAACATAAGCTCTAGTTTTTCCTGTATTACCTCTTCTGTACCAATTAATAATTGCTGGAGGAAGTTGTATAGTTCCATAGGGAAGATTAAGAGGTGTACCTGGCTCATAAGAATTAACCATTCCCTGCCAACCATAAGTTGGAGAATCAAAAGAGTTTGGTTTCTTAGTATGGGGTCTGAGAAGATAGTTAATAGCAGTAGCCAGTAAACTAATTGCAACCGAGATTCCTATAGCTATCCAAGGAATAGGCATACTATATAATTCCTTTCAAGGGTGTTTGAGGCATACCAGGATAAAATCTGCCTCTAAGTTTAGGCTTATTTGTCTCATCTGTCTGATTAAAATGTGCAGCGCAACCATTTTTGCCTCTTACACTAAAATCACAAGTATAAGGTGCAGATACATCTGCATTAGGATAATTTGTAGTATCTATAGCAGAAGCTTCGCTTCCAGGGAAATATTTATTGGCATATTGTGTCCACCATCCACAGGTCATAGCTGCTATAGGGTCGGTTCCATCTACATCAAACTTAAATCCGCACCTATTTCTATCCCGAACAAAAAGGGGCACATCATTTTTAAACTCGGCAATTATAGGTTTAAGATCATAAACAACTGTTCTGGTTAAATCATCATATCCAGGTTTATTTATTTTATATTTATATAAATCTATATAATCTGTAGATGCTGTTCTTCCTTCATATGTCCTAGTTATAACTACAATTCTTCCTCCAACATCTCCTACATTTACGAAGTCACTATTCTCTTTATCAACAGAAGATATACTTAAAGTAGCTTCTGCTAATTCAGCCTCAATATTTTGTCCCCCCTTATTTTCAACTTTAAGAGGCATACAAGTATAATCATTTCCTCCCCAAGTATAATAGCTTCCATCTCCTATAGATGTCTCCTCTAAATTACAGTATCTCTTGGTAATAGTAACATATCTAATCTCCACAAGAGTTATAATTCTGGCTTGTTCTATTGCTAGAACATCTGATATAATATTTGCACTTGGCATTAAGTAATTACCTCTTTAAGCTTTACAGAGACTGTATCTTGATTAATCTGCTTAACTTCTCTTTCAAAAGATTCAATATCAAATCTTACAGTATATGTAGTATTAGTTAGATAAGATGAAATCATATTATAGGGATTAAAGTCAAATATAATGTCTTTACCCACAGCATTATCCTCAAAGAAATTAATTAAACTTGTTAAGTCTTCTGTAGAGTAATTAATAGTGAATTCCCTAGAAGCGTTAAATTGTTTAGGAATTCTAATAGAATTAAAACTTTCTACAATAGGAATCTCTATCGAGAATCTTCCGGGGTTAATAAGTGACACTAATAATTCATCTGAATCAAAGTTGACAGTTGTTAATGCCCCCTCAAATAAAGCATATTCTGTATAAGGAGATATTTCTGTTTCCTGAATAGAAAAATTATTAAATCTCCCTTTTCTATTTAAAAAGAAAGTTACTACAGCAGAAGATTGGGTAGAAGATATAGCATCAAAGTGAAGCCTATATCTTCTTAAAGAGGCTTCTCTTCGAGGCCTTCTTTGTTCTCTAAGATTATCTTCCGAAACTATAACATCTCTAGATATACTTTCCATCAGAGAATAAGAAGGTAGAGGCATATTAGACTGAGTATCAAATCTTGTAAGAGAACCTACAGTAGCCTGTTTAAGAGAATTAAGAGTAATTACTTCAGTATTAAATTTTATCCTCTCTACAAAAGGATATATAGGCTCTATTGCAATTCCAGAATTGTTTAAATAGTTCATTAATGATTAATCACCTTTGGGATTTTATAACTTTTCTAATAGAAGAGTTATTACTATACCCTTCTTGCAGCTTCTGCGTTACCATATCCCCTATTTCTCGAGGAGTATATCCAGATCCTACATTAATATTAATACCTCCTCTAGCTCCAAATCCTCCCATTAATCCTCCTGCAGGAATCATGCTTCCCCCAGAAACAGATCCCCCTCCTATGCTCCCTCCAAGGGCTGCTCCTCCTGCACTAAATAAACCAGAAAATAATCCTGACATCCAATTTTTAACAGGAGCAATCATAGCTTCTGCCATAGCATCAGATATAGCTCTTGCAAGAGATTTTCCAAAATTTCGAGCCATCTCTATAAATGAGCCTTTTTCTCCTACAAACAGATTAAAAAATACATCTGATATTCCTCTTTCTAGAGGATAACTAAAAGCAGTTGCAATTTTTTCCCCCATCTTTCTAGCATTTTCTTCTGCTTCTTTAGCCTTAGCTAAATCTATCATCTTTCCAAAATCTACAGTAAAAGTTTCTTGTTTCATCCACCAAGGAGTTCCTCCTAAAGAAGGATATCCTGAAGATATACCAGAAAAAACATTTCCAATATCAGGAGGCTTTATCTGCTTAAAGTTTGCAGAAATTTCAATCTGTGCTCCCTTTAATACACTTCCTACTCCATATTTAGCATTTATTTCCTTAATGGCTTCCTCATACTGTTTTCTCATATACTCCATAGCATCTGCTTGTTCTGCTATTATATCTTCTCCAGACTTAAAAAGATTTTTCCAGTTCAATAAAGCCTTAATTCTCATTAAAGCCATTTCAGCTCCATATCCTAAAGACAGAAAACCTTTTTCTAAAGCAGCTAAAAATTTTCCTAAAAGTTTTATCCCCTCTGTTAAATTTTCAACTATTTCAACAGTCATTGGTGCTAATGTCTGACCGTATACATTCTTAAAATCCATTAAAGCTTGATTATCTTTTGCCAGTGTACCAGTAAGACCTTGTATAGCTTGATCTTCAGCATCATAAAGAATAGACGCTTCTTTTAAGAATCCCAATAATACAGCATGATACCGTTGATTTTCATCAAGTGCATCAGCATTCACTCTTAAAGTATTGGCATATTCTTGCACCATCATATCAAGATTTTTTGTAACGAGTGTAGCATCTGTTAGTGTAGAAAGCCATTGAGCTACACCTTGTGTTACTCTTTTTAATGCTGTTCCTTGAGGCATGCCTCCTTGAGTACCCAAAACAGTTCCTGTTGTCTTTATAGCTTCAATTAATTTTATTGAATCAGCTAAACCATACTTAGGAAGCAAGTTTCTCATTGCTTCAGCTAAATCTTGTACAGGAATTCTACCATCTTCTGCTAGTTTATTAATAGCCTGGAAAACAGTTTCCACTTCTTCACCAGTAGACCTAGCCATAGCAGCTATACCACGCAAAGCATTAGAATAGTTTTCTGCTTGAAGGATAGATTGCTTAGTAAAATCTATAAGCTTAAAAAGACCTAGAACTTTAAACCCACTTATAAAATACAGGTCTATTGTTTCAAGTTCTACTCCTAATTTTCTAAATGCTCCTGTTAGTTGTGTAATTCTCGTATGAAGTCCTGACATTCTCTGCTGTTGTTGAGTTCCCCCTATAGACTCCATAGGCTTTCCTGCAGCAGTAGCAGCACCTGACAATCTCTTGAAATCAGAAATTGCAGAATCTACTCCTGCTTTAGCCTCGTTTATTGCTCTTATTACGAATTCTAGATTGAGGGGTTCTGCTGCCATTTTGTATTACCTTAAATTCTTTAGAACAATTATCACAGTCATCTTTACCTATCTTTTTACATATCTTACAGAATTGAGACTCTTTATCATTTTCTTTTACCATTTGAAGAATACCCTTACGAATAGCAATTGCCTCGCAACGGTATTCTAAATAAGGCTTTACCTCTTCATAACTAAAGTCAAGGACTTCATCACGTTTCGTGATGTCTCCATCAGACAAAATCACAACTATTTCATCTATTGCCTCAATTATCTTGCCCCATCCAAAATCTTTAGAGTCTGATTTAGATTTTGATTCCCCGACAGAAGATTTACTACCTTTTTGTAGATAGGGCTGTGAGCTAAAAAATCTTCTATAACTTGAATAACTTGAGAATCATCCATATTATCATCAAGAAAATCTGAAGCAGACTTATCTTTAGGATAATTCCCTTCCAAAATCAGTGAGAACATCTCAGGAAGTTTCTCTCCCATAGCATTGACTAAAGTCAATGTTGTTAAATCTTTAGGTAAAGCTATAGTGCATAAAATAGAAACTAACTGTCTAAGTTTCCTTAGACTCACTTTACCTTGGGTAAATTCAATACCACCTATAATATATTTCAATTTTCCTCCTTAGAGTCTTGGTGCATCAGAATTAAGCAATTTAATTTGAATACCACTTGTTAAGCTGTCAACTGTTGAATCTTCATAGTATCCTGTAAATGTTCCTTCAAAATACACTCCAGTTGGCCCCTCGATAACTGGAGATGTAGCAGCGAAAACCAGTTCAGGAAGGATAATTTGAATAGCCTCATTATCTGCATTTCCTACCTGCGGAGGGGTTGTTCCGGGAGCAGCCAAAGTTGTTGATCCTCTAATTAATGTAAGAACAATAGCCTTCTCAACCCTATTATTAATATCTGTCAAAAGGGTAACAGCACTTGTACCTGTATCTGTAAACATTATTCTGCAAGAACCAGATACAGTAACAATACCTGCAGGGAGAGCTTTTCTAACTCCAGCACCTCCGAGAACATATCCTTCTCCACCAAGATTGTTACTTATAGTGATATTAGAGATAGAGTCTATATAGGCAACAGCGGCTGCAACATCATAAGTTGCCCCCAACATAATATGAGCAGCTGCTAACTCAAAAGCATCATACGGCATATGCTCATATTCCAGTTCATTTCCTGAAGCCATTACTGCAGTAGCGGTCGTTTCTTCTGCTGCTATAATATCAAAATCGAGGCCTATATATCCTTCTACAGGAATCTTAATAGTCATACTGTTTACACAACTACCGAGAAATCTTCTACATTGAAGAGTTCCAAGACCTGCAAATTGTTCCTCTATTGTGAAGGATGGAATCTCGCCTATAGTAAACGTATGAATATAAGGAGCTGTTTCATTTGCTACTGCAGCAGCATTTTCACCTGTTGCAGTATATCCTTCAACATTATTTACTATCGTTTGACCCCCAGTTCCCTTCATATAGATATTACTAGTTACAACAATATCATCTGTATAACTATCAGTTACCTTTCTTTTACCTAAGGTATATGCTAGCATGGCATACATGTGAGGAGTCAACAAAGTGGAAAGAGTTCCACCTGGATTTTTATTCCCTCTTCCAGGTCTAATAGGATTCCTATTACCTTTAATCAAAGGATTGACAATTTGATTCTCTGCATTTTTCATATTCATGCTTGCATACGGAACAACAATAGCTTTCTTGTTTGTTCCAAACCCTGTAGAAATAGTTCCATAAGATGGTTCTATTCCTACCACTATCTTAGTATTACTACCTTTAGCTTGTGCCATAGATCACCTCCTATATAAACTCTTTAACCCTCAAAGAGAGTTCACAATGATTGCATAATATTCCTGTCATATCTACAGTATCTATTTTATCTACTATAATTCCTTCATGATAAAAACAAGTTGCATTTAAGGTTCTATTATCTGCAAAAGCATCCTCAATAAGATCGAGGAGAGCATTTAAAGTCTTTTCCGTAGTTGCAGAATCTTTCAGTCCTATCCATCCTTCAATACTGTATTTATGTATAACTTCCCTGCCACTAGAATTTGATAGTCCCAAGAGCATCTGGTTTACTTCTGGAGTTCCTTCCCTGGAAATCATCCAAGCCCGTATTTGATCTGTACTACTTATGGTAGCCTTCATTATCTCTAATCTGTCAGCTTGATTATTATAATATCTCTTAGTATCATAAACATTTCCAATATTAGAGATTGCAGAAAGTATTACTTTTAATTGCGCTCGAATTAAAGCTTCTGACATTATCTTCCTCTCTTTGTTTTAGGACTTCTTGCAATCCTAGAAATTACATTCTTAAGACCTCTTGTTAATTCTCTATTTGCAATAGACTTAAATCTAAGCATATTAGATGACCATGTAAGTTTGGGTCGAATCCCCTCTCTTCCTATCTTTCTTCTTATTAGGAAATCTGCTCTCTGAGCTTCCTTCTTAGAAAGTCCTTTTTTAACCATAGCCCATCTTACAAGACTTCCAGGAGGAGGTCTTTTTCTAGGAGATCCCCTTCCTAACTCAACAACTCCTGCATATTTTCGAGCTACACCTCTTGTATACATTCTTCCAGAAATCCTATTTCCTTTATATGTAGCCTTAGCAGGATCTATAGTAAGACCCTGCTGTAGTTTTCCTGTAGCTCCTACAGGTAATTGTGGTTGAAGAATTCCCTTAATTTGTCCTAAAGCAGAATTTATAGCCTTAGACATTTCTTCAATAATAATCTGTCTTCCTCCGTCCTTATATAAGACTCGAGGAATTCCTTGTCTTTCTTCAATTATCAGTTTCATATGAGAGTTCATTAATTATTAATGAACTGTTAACCTTCTCTCGTATATCTCTCAATACGAGGGTGAGTAAGTCTTGTGATGCCATAGGGATAGGATTGTGTTCTTTGAGTAATATGAAGAGAAGGAGGAACCTTGCCGTCTCCAATACCCATATAGTTTTTATACATCTGCATATATACTGCAGCTCTATCAGCATATCCTGCAGCAGCTTCAAAAGAATTAGATGCATCTGCATTAATAGAAGAATCTGTTGTGTTTACATAAATAGTTGCCAATTCTGTACAGGCAAGTGCAGATACAAGCCATTGAAATGCCTCAATATATCCTACAGGAATTATTGTCGCATCTCTTTGAGCAGTAAATCTAACCTTAAAAGTCTGAGATGATGTAGGAGCATCATCCTTAAGAAATATTTTCCATGTACTTGTTGCAGTGTTTAATAGTTGAAATCTGTCATTATTAAGATAGCTAGGAGGAACTTCACTTATAGGATACTCTATAGATATAATCTGAGAAAATTCATTTATCCATCCTGTAGGAGTTGCATATATCTGAGTACTATCTCCTGTAATGCTTGCAAGAATTATATGAGGATAATCTTTAGAAAATATATCTAATCCACTTAAAATATGTCTATCATAATCATCAGATTCTTCTGTCCAGACAGCAGTATTGTCTGAAACAGTAGCTCCAGATGATTCTGGCCATGTAGGTTCTGTTGTTGCATGACTTGTACCTGCTGTAGTACACTTAAATGTCCTTGACTTATACTTAGTAGCAGTAGGTCTTATTCTTGCGTTAAGTGCATATACTGTACCTGCTGCCCATTGAGTAGTAGTATAAGCAAGAAGTTTAGATGCATCATCTCCAACTAGAGATATTACTTTAGCTCTTATATCTAAATTTGTACTCATTATCTAAAATATGTAAGGGTTACTGTTGAAGTTCCAAGAGAAATATAGGAAAAATTCTTACAATTATTAATTCCTCCAATAAGTCTTGAGTCATTTGCTACAATTAAATGCCCTGTATTTGTAGCTACTGTAGTTCCATCCATTAAAAATACTGTATTAGAGCCTGTTACAGAAATATATAGATATTTTAATTCTGGAGCAGTGCTGGCTGTAGTATGAATAGATCTTGCCGTAGTACCTGCAGTTATTGTTTCCGTAAGAAATGCAGTTCCCTCTTTAGGAAGAACATTATCAGAACCTGCATAACATAAAGAAGCGCAGAATAACAAAATAATACTTAAATATCTAATTTTCATATTTAAACTTCCTCCCGCAATAAGAACAAACACATAAAGTTTCACTTTTAGGGGCTACATTAGGCTCTTCACAAACAGGACAGACTGCAATAGTATAATCTTCCTGTTCCAATAAATATTTTTCATCTTTACTAAAATTCATCTCTATCCTTCCAACTTTCTCCTTAAAATAATAGCAGCAAAAGCTCCCATACCAGCTCCTATCAGAGATAGACTTCTATTGATCCATCTCATCTTCTTCAAAGAACCTACCTCCATTTCCAGCTTATCATGGGATTTCTTGTGTTCCTGTAATTCTTTTATTAAATTCTTAATATCATTAAAACTGTCAAAAAACTTAGCTTCATTATCTTTATCACTAAAAATTTTATATGCAGTACACTTTTTCTGTTCTTCAGGAACAATATTACGAGCAAGATCTTTTATTTGAGCTTGCTCTCCTAATGAAAAATCATTTTTATGTTCTGACATTAATCCTCCTTAGTTTTCTCTTTCCAGTATCTCATATTCTCGTAAGTATCTTTCAACCAAGCATCTGTTACCTCCCAGTTTCCATTAGGTAGGCGTTGGATCATCATATCTGACTTTATGACTTTTACCTGGCGGCTTCCGCATCCCATCAAACAAATCAGACAAAGTATCAGCGTCGCCTTTTGCAATAGAATTATGTAATAATTGCACTTCCTGCTCAAGTGTTCTAGGACTACGTTTTTCATTTCTATAATCCATAACAAGTTTAAGTATAAGTAGTATCAGGCTTACTACTGCACCAATAGCAGTATACATTATTTTCCTTTCGGCTTAGCAATCATCCTAAAAAAGAAAGCAGCAATACCACCAAATACATCTATTGCTGAAGAAAGTTCTTCTTGTGGAACATCATATCCTACCATTTTAAGTATTTGATGAATTACAACAAGTCCTGCAGCTATATAAGTCTTTTTACCTGCAAACATTAAACACCTCCTAAATAAAATTTAATTTTTGGAGAGAGATAAGAGGAAGCTTTGACGGAAGCAAACTTATCTCTCTCCCGGGCTTAAGCCCTAGTTAGACCTTTCAACATACATCTGCAATGTAGCTCTAGATGTCCCACTGCCATAGCAGAAAACACTCAACAAAGACTCATCTGCTATAGAAGTATCTGACAATGACCCTGTAACAGAAGAACTTGCTGTTCCTATAGCAATAACAGCAGATAGAATTGAAGCATTAGTTGTAGTTCCTGTTACAGCTTCCTTAACATCTACATAGAATCTATTAGTTGATGTAGCGTTATCAAAGCCTTCTGCCCTAGCTTTAATAGATAGAACCTTATATTTACTAGGGACTACCCAGCTAGTAACGATATTATCAGAACCAGCAACTGTCTCTGTCCCTTGTCCTACTAAGGGAACTACCCACAATTCAGTATTAACTGAAGGTGAGTAGTTTGTAACATTAGAAGCTGTATTATCAGCAGCTTCTACTGCTGATATAAGACACAGCCCCATTAAAAATCCAAACAGCCACTTTTTAAATTTCATAGTTTCCCTCCCAATTAAGACTAAGTTAATTAATTAACCTGCTACAATAGAACCATCAAACTGACGATAATCAGTTATAGCTCCATTGTAAATGTGTCTCCACTTGTAGGTAATCTTATCATGGGTAAAGACTGTTCCCACAGATTCGTGATCTTGAACAAAGAATTCAGGATTCTCTCTACCATCAAGGAAACCTATTTCCAAACCATCAATTAAAGCAGGATCTGCAGACAAGAACCAGTTAGTGGCATCTGTCCAGATATTATTAATAATTAACTCCATATTAAGAGTTCTGGTGTATTCTGGAGTCGTAGGAGCAAAATCACTTCTTCCTGGAGGATAGATCAGATCATAAGCTGTTTTATCCAAGGCTGTGGGTACAATTAAAAATTTTGCAGGAATACCCAGCCTCTTTCCAGAACTAAGTTCCGTCTGAGCTACCATCGCCCTACGCCTTACATTTAATTGAGTTAAATCTAGGGCTACTGTACCATAGTTTCCTTTGGCAGACGTAAACAAGGCTGCACTATCATAAATCGTAGGATTATCGGCAAGAAAGGCAAACACAAATTCATAAAGTTGTCTGGCACAAGCATTAGCTACCTTAATAGGAATCTTTCTAATTGCCTTAACATCATCATTCCTGAGCATTTCAAATGTAATGTCCTCTGTATAGCCTCTCTTCAACATGGCATACGTTGCTTCTTCATCAGTAGGACTGGTAGCTGCGGTATATGCCGCACCTTCTGCTACTGTGGGCATATCCCCATAGCCCCCCATCCTGGTAATATGGTTTGTTCGGAAGTCAAATCGAGGAACAACAGTACAAATCTTTCTCCAATCCTTATTATAGGCACTTGTACCATACTCTTTCACCATCTTTTTATTCATAGAATCTTGAAGGACAAGACTCAGACTTGTAGAATCCATAGAAGCCAGCAACCTTCTGCAATCCTTCTTGTTTCCTGTAAGATTCTCATCTCCTGTATAATTAATATAGCAGGCTTTAAAGCTCTGGACTTTACCCTCAAAGAAATCGTCAAACATGGCAATTCTCTTGTCTCTATCCTCTTTGGTAACCGTGATACCAGCCCCAAAAATCGTAGAAGCTATAATCTTATCCAAGACTTCCTTCTCGATCTTTATTGAGGCTTTAATCTCATCATCGGAAACAAGTTTCCCTTTCCAGGAAGCCTTTAATTTCTCTGAAATTGGATCAGGTAATTGAGATTCCCTTAACAAAGAATCAATTTTAGTAGCACTAAGAAGTCTATTAGTCTCTTCAGTAGCCTTAACTAGCTGATCATTCAGTGTTTTAGTAGCCAGAAGCTGCGCCTCAACAGCTTTTTGCTGTTCGTCCAGAAGTTTCTTCTGGGCTACCAGTTTTTCTTCCTCCTCTTTCGTCATATTAATCTCCTTATTTATTTGTGAAGCTGCCATTTTAATAAAGTTACCCCCAGCTGCAGGGTCATATACTACATCAACTGTAACTTTATGTATATTTAGGACATTAAGAATGTCCTGTTCTTGTTTTGCACTTCCTAGTATATCTACAGATAGGCCTAAAAAGTTCGGATTACCCTGATCAAAAGAGGACACTAAGGTGTCCCTTAACTCTTTTCCCCTAGAATTCTTTACAATAACCAGATCTCCGTAAATCCCATCTTCTCCATAGAACACAGATTTGTGCCATCCAACTAATTCCAGAGTTGGCTTACCATAAGGATGCTTCTCTGAATGTTGAGCCTCAGAAAGCATAAAAACCTTAGAACCTTCAAATTTATCCAGATTTGCTTTCAATACCTCTTCAGACCAGTTTCTCTTGTTTAGGTCAACTCCAGATTTAATTATCCTAACTCTCCATTTATAGCCGTCCTCTGCTGCCGCTTTAAGTAATTCTCCTCCATGAGAAAGCTTATAGACTAAATCTTCCTCTGAAGATTTTACCCACACCTCCCCTTTTTTATGATATCCTGCCTTCTCTACAGCAGCCCATGCAGTTGCAAAAGCTTTACCTTCATCCGAATACTCTTTAAGAGCAGCATTACAGGCTTCCATCCATATCTTTTGGGCGTGCTCAGGAAGCTTTTTAACTGCCTCGGGTAGTTCACTTATCATTGAATAGGGCATATTTACCCTCCAGTTTTTACTAACTTGTCACGGAAATATTTTCTTCCATCAGTGGTAACAAAACATATCTTTCCTTCTTTTGTTTCAATACAAGACAGAACATCTGAAGGAACAAGATCTCTACTTACTTTCTCATAAGTAATTTTCTTTCTTTTAGTGTCCTTATCTACAGTCTCAACAGGCTTGTTACCATTCCACGTAATACCTACTAAATACTTCGCATCTATTGTCATATACACCTCCTTAAAAACAAAATCCACTGCCCGCCGTTGGCGGGCTGCTATAAAACAACTATAATAGAGAAAAACAACAGGGCTTTTTAGCTGATATTAAATATATAGTTCATTAATAATTAATTAACTTTTGTTGGTTCTACAGGTTTAGGCTTGGGTTGAGACTTTAGTCGTTCCTTGACTTGTTCTATATCTACTTTCTTTCCTAGAAAAGCCATAACAAGTGCAAAATATTCAAGACTTGTCTCCTTATCCAGCCAACTTCTATCTTCTGCAACCGCAAAACCGTCTGCAACATTCTTAATGACTGCCCCGAACTTACTCAGGTCTTTTGTACTTAGCTCGGGAGTTATAATTGTATATTTAATATCACTATCTTTAAGGTCTCCATAAGCAGATCTATTAAATTTCCTTGCACAGAAGATTTGATAGTCAAAAATACTCGAGAGAATATACTTAAAATAGTTTTGTTTCTCTGTAAGAATTTTCATTGTAGGTGTCATCATCTCGTCTGCAGATGACTTATTAACATCTTCTGCTCCGCCATACCAATGAGTAGGAAAACCTACTCCTCCAAGAATATGATCTCTGAATATCTTTGCCCCTGTTGAAACATCAAGGCTTTTTAAGTCAGGAGCTACAGCACTTACCTCTATTGAATCATTATGACCATAAGTACTACCTGGATTCCCGCTTGCAGTATTAAATTCCTGAGTTTTCTGTCTTACCACACTATCATCTGCATCTTTTATTTTTAAGTCCCAAACAAAATTATTCATTTGAGACCACTTTTCTGCAAAGTCATAGAGAAAATTTTCGTATGTATCAATCCAATCTGCTACTGTAAGTAGCTCACTTCGTCCTCTTGGGGAGTTTGTCACATTATTAATAGAGAAAAAGAAACAATCTCCTGTAGTAAAAGAAGCTCTTAATGCTTTAGCAGCGGGACTAAGGAAATTAACAATGTCTTTTTCAAGAATAATTTTATATTTCTTTGGAGTATCTCCAGGATCGGTTCTTCTAATTATTCCTATTTTAATCTTACAGTTTTCAGGATCTGTTACAACAGATTCTATCTCTTTAGGGTCAATATATCCCATTCTAACTCTACCATTTACAGGCGAAACCTGCACAGGAAAGAATATATCCCCAAAAATATGAAGCTCAGTTACATGTTTACGCAAGTAAAGATCCATCCTGTTTACTGGATCGAACCAAAAACTCTTCAAAATCTCTACGATTTTAGGATTATTGGACTCAAAAGGTAACTCTTCAGCTACTATGAAGCTTACAATAACATTTATAATCCATTTAGCCATAGGATAATTGTCCCATAGCCAATAACAGACATCTATCATCCTATCTTGGGAGACTTCAGGGAGGCTTCTGGTGTGAATCTTATCTCCACCCTTACGAAATCCCCTGACTTCATCAATTAGTTGTTGAGTAGAAGCTTTAATATGTACTACCGAAGCTGGACTCGTTTTCTCTTCAGCCAATTATTACCTCCAGGTATTCTATTTCGTCTCCAAGAGAATCTACCATTATGAATATCCTCTTTACTGGCAACATGGTCATTAGTTTTTTCACGATTAGACTCTAAATGTTCTTTTAGAACATTCACTCCTCTAACTATTACAGAGGATGTTCCTGTATTAGAGTGTAATTTATAAGTGTGAAGACCGTATCGAAGTGTGTCACTTCGATGGTCGTTCTTTTTAAGGGGCTTATCCTCACCTCTAAGTCTAGCCTTATCATCCCATACGTAAGAATCTGAGATTTCTGGAATTAATGTTTTACAGCTTTCATGAATAAGAAGCTCGTTATTATAAAAACCAGAGCCTACTGCTCGGATTCCGTCAAGAACGTCGTTATCTGCCTCTATTACTGCATAGCCTGCTTTTTTAAGTGCTAAAATAAAGGATGTAGCAGATGGATCAGGAAATACTCGCCAGATTTCAAAATCTTTAGTAAACTTATTCATTGCCTGAACAAGTTCAGGGTCTGTCATTTGATACCGGCTAGCTTCTGCATCGTGATACCACTCTTTTATGACATAAATCTTATTATCTTCTCCAAGTCCGAATAAGAGAAATACAGTAACAGAAGCTGTTCCGTAGTCTGAAGATACCCAAAATCTTTTAATAGGAGGAATAGAAGGTACAATATGATGGATACTGAACATATCATATATGATACCTTCTGCAAGAACCCATTCACCAAGAACCATTCGTCTAAAGAAGACTCCAGTATAAGTAGTTTTAAGCTCTTCTATATACTCTTCTGTAAGAACAGGGTTATCGTCTATTTCAAAATGGAGATGATAAAGATCGTTTCTCACCTCTCGTTTTTGAATGTAGTCTTTATATATCGTATGGTATGGACTTTCAGGGTTACATGTCCAAAACATTCTAGAGTTAGGAACACTTAAGCGTGTTCTTGCCATCTCACAGAATCCTTCAGGATGGGTAACACGTTCATCTGCATACCAAGAACCGAAGGTTCCTCCTTGAATTCTACCAACAGCTCTTTCGTCAAGAGCTCCTACACAGTAGATTATTCGATTTTCTCGACCTACCTTGTAGGAAAGCTCTCCCATGTGAGCATTGTACTCACAGTTATCTTCTCCTATCATTTTGATAATGTCAGTTGTGACATTACGCTTTAGCGTATCTTTTGTTTTACCTGTTAGGAGAAACTTATCATAAGGTATCGTATAAGCTTGTTCTAAGAACAAAGTGTTCGCAACGAAGGTCTTACCAGACCTTACGCAGCCTTCAAAGAGATTTATCCTCTTTGTTGCTTCCTTAAGACCCTTGACTTGTTTCGGACTTAGCATTTTCTAAAGTTTCCTTTGAAACTTCCAAAGAACGGGTAGTTTTTAAAGATTCGAGTAAACTCTGTATTTGGGGAGGAATATCGTGTTTGATTTCTAAGCTCTGCTTGTCTCCATAACCTCTCTTGGAGGCATAAGTATAGAGAAGTTTCCATATAAGTGTTGTGTCTCCGTAAAGAGCCTTGTTAAAGGCTATGTCTTCAAGTACATCTGCTCGAATATCGTTACGATACTCCTGAGCTAGAATAACATATGACCTAAGGTCAGGATTATTGTTAATGTAGTTCCACAGTGAGCTGTGGCTACAGTCGAGAATTCGACTGGCACGTGTTACATTTCCTTGGGAACACCATATAGCCTCTTTGATTACTTCTAAGGAAGCATTGAGGGGCATTCTCTCTTCTGGAAGGAAATTTTCTGTTGCGATTGTCGTTTCAACAATTATGGTTTCTATGTTAGATGCCATCTTTTTGGTTTCCAAAAAGTTCATTAATCATTAATAATGTAGGTTACCTATAGGTATAATATGATTTTTGAAAAAAAATCAACTAATTTTTGAAAATATTTCATGGAATGATGAAGTGAATTTAAGGGATAGGAGATTGGGGGTTCAAGGGAGGTAAATCACATTAAAAGGGAGAAATACGGGGGGGGGGGGGGTATAGCAATTATCATGCCAAGATATGGCACACAAATTGCTGGTTGATTATGGCATACCATTTGCGAGTTGCATACCTGAAATACATATTGCAACAAATCATAACATATTGATACATATATACTTAGAATGTTTATAAATGTAAACAGTAAGTCATATGTCATTGAAACAATGACACTTGTGACAATGTAATGGACATTGCAGTATTGCAATACAATTACGGCATGACCGAAAATGGTCATAATATAAATATACGTCATAACATATTGGAACAATATGACTTATGACTTATCTAAATAATTAAGTTGAAACGGTAAATGAATTGCGGTATATGCGTAATGTGCAAATGGCACAATTACCCGTAAACGTATGGAGGACTAAGACATGACAACAAAGGACATGATTAAGTGGTACGAAGCGTACAAAGGGTACAAGATGCAGACAATGGCAAAGGATGCAGTACACAGAAGAATAATATCGTACCTGTGTAACGATATAGGATACAATATCCTGTCCGGAGATGAAGTACGTAGAATCAAAGCTAAGACAGCACTTACTGAATATTGTAAACTAACCGATACACCTTATCCCATATAATCCGTATGAGGTCGGATATATGATTGACGTATCAACCATCGTACCATGTGGTACAATGGAATTGTAACCCGTATGGGATACACCCATACACAATATGAGAGGGTAACACAATGTCAATTGACAATGTAACACCATATACGCAACAACGTAATACTAAACTTGGCTTAGCTACCGTAACGATTAAGCCTGAGGGAGATTTAGTTGAGGCTACCGTAATAATTACTAACGGCAGTACAGCCTTCCGGGCTGATGGTATCTTTTCCTCTGCCAGAGAGGCATTTCTGTGGGCTTATGGATGTAAGCAAACCCGTAATGACCGATACGCTGGATTTACCAGACAAGGGGAGAATCTCATTGAGACCAAGCCGGCCAAAGGCAAGACTGCAGAAGTAATATCGGTAACAGAGGCACTTGCAGAGTCTCAAGAGGATTATGATAATTTCACGCTTGCACGAGCAAGTAGGGTTGATACCGACAAGGTATCAGTCAAGGCACTGACTACGTCAACATTGTTGTCCGACGAGGAAAAGACTCTAATGTCTGGTATCTTAGCCAAGTTAGGCAAGGTGTCTAATGGGTAAGACCTGTCTCCAGCGGATTGCCGACTCTCTCCCTGATACAAGCTCTGCCGACTACACAGAGTTATGCACACAATTACAGCAGATATACAGGCTTAACCAAGACGGGGGACATGGTAGCAGGCGTAAGGTATCTCAGCTCTTGCTAGAGCTGGGACTACATCCCAACAAGTAACACTGGCAAGGTAACGTGTCCACCCACAAGGACACAGCACACAGCTGGTAATGACACTTAATCGTGTTGTTACCAGCTTTTTTTATTGGTATTTCACCCATTCCACATGGGCGATGTGGTACCGGTAAAATACCCGTAAAACGCAATAGGATGCCATAGGACACGTTTTGACGTGTCGTGACACGTGTTGATACGTTGACGTGTGCCGATGGTCACATAAGCGGTTTTAATTGCCGTATTTTTAATTCGTGCCATAACATGCCGCAACGACATTGGTTATGATTTGTTCATGATTCCATGTAAAAAGGGTTTGGGGCGACCTGGTATGTCCGGTTTAATCAACTTTTAATTTCAAATAGTTCATTAATAATTAATCAACTGTTACATTGCATTATTCCAGTAAAATTGGAAAATTTCTAGGTGTTTTGTACAGTTTTTATTATATAATATATATATCTATATATAAATTAATGAACTGCTAATTTTCAAGAGTTCATTAAAATTACATAAAAATAAATATATATATATATAATAATATATGTATAAAAAAACAACATAGTATATATAACAATTACTCTTAGTAATTACCAGTAACAAAAATTATTAATGAACTCTTAAGAGTTCAACAGTTCATTAAATCACGTATACCATGATGTCCAACACACATTTTCCAATATTTTGGACAATGTCGCAAATGACATGTTTAACGGTATTTATAACCCGTTTTTTCAACATGGGTTTTAAACCCGCTTATTTGCCTGTTTTTTATAACGGTTTTAATATCCGTGCAAATAGAAATAAGTTGTAAATATAAATATCATAACCATTTATAACTTACCAGATTATAACACAGAAAAAAGTAACTGAAAACACAAAATAAGGAGAAATACATGGTATTTCCCTTGCATTATCCAATAAAATCAAGGAGAAATTCTATGAAAAACCTATGTTTTCCGTACATTCTGTATATTTTATTTTGGGTGTTAATCTACTGCATTTTTATCTGGAGATAACATGAGCTCATTAGAAGAACAAATTGCAGACCTAAAATCTGCAATCTTAGATAATCACGAACAAATTATCAAAGCTGTAAATATCTGTACCGCAGATAAACACATTATCCATGTTAGTAGACTTTGTACCAGAATATCCCTGAACTACTTAAGAATTATAGAGAATAAGTTCATTTTTAAGAAGAAAACAATTCAACCTAATAGTTTTAATCCTGGAAAAGTAACTGCTTTTATTGCCAGCGAGGAAGACATACCAGAAATAAAAAAGATGTATTCTCAGGACACAGAAATTCTTGTAGACATCTTAACAAAGAAAGGAGAATAAACATGAAGATTACGGAAAAAAATTGCTAAACGGATACGATGGAATTTGTCGTGGCGGGGGAAATAACTTTAACCGGAGAAGGAGAAGTAAAATGTACACGATAAACCTAGACAATGATAAGGGGCGGGGAGAGGTAAGGCTGATAAATGACAGAATAGTAATTATACTGCCGTCTGGAGAGGCAGAGCCTACCGGAGTACATAGCACAATAGCGACACTGGATCGGGACATACAAGCGATGTATGGCAGTGATGTATGGGATTTGCAGAAGAAAAACTCATAACTATTAACCCTTCTCCTCGCCCAGCCGAAGAGGGGAGATACAAACAAGAGAGGAGAATGAAACAATGTTACAAAAAAACTGGCAAAAGGAATATTTAGGAGATTCTGTTTACGCAGAATTTGATGGAAGAGGTATTATATTCTCTTCCAGAAATACACATTATGGCAAGAAAATAGAAAAATTTCCTCCAGTTTCACAGAAATTACATGCTTTAAGATTTATCCCGCCTATTGGCACAAAGATGGTTTTCTGGAGGTATTAAAATAATGGACTGCATCATTCCAACAGAGGAAATTGAAAAAGATATATTAGACGCAAGCAGAAATAAACCAGTATCAAGAAGAAATTAACACTTTGATGCACAATCCATTAGAAAATAAATTAGAAGTTTACTTAAGACAAGGAAAAATAGACTTGAGAGAAAACTTCATTAACAAACTAAAATGTATATTAGCAGAAAAAAACTTAATAATGGAGAAATAAAATGACAGCCAAAGAAATGATAGAATGGTACGCAGAACATAAGGGATATACCCTAACATTAAAGTGTAAGGATACGGTTCAAAGACAAATACTAGCCTATCTTTATATGGACTTAGCTCAAGGAATTCTTACCAGGAATTCTGTTCAAGAGTTAAAATCTATTAAAGGATTAACAGAGTTTACATACATGAATAATATTCCAGATATATATAGCATACCAAAAAAACTGTTGGAATAGACTTAATCGAACTCAACAAGGAGAAATTATGGCTAGATCACTATTTGAAATAGCAAGAGAAATTAGAAAAGACTGGAAAAATGTCTATTTTGGAGCTAAGCCCTACCTAGATGCAATGACCTGCCTAGACTCTATCAAAGATAACTATGGACAGAACTCAGGAAATTCTATAGTTTGCTATTTCCTCTGTAATGCTCAAACTTGGAAAGGAGAAACGGCTAGAAGAATTAAAAAAGAACTCAAAGATATGTTGAAATAGTTCATTAATCATTAATATACTGGAGGTAAAATGAAGAAACAAACAGGAAAATCTATACTAAGAGCTCAAGAAAAAAGTACCCCACACTGTATCTGCAGAGATGGTCATTGGTACTCAAAAGCTGAAACTATGGAAAAATTGAAGCTAATTAATCCTTTTTATATATTAAGTGATCAATCTTTTTATTACTGGATACGTCTTCTGTATAAAGGAACTTTTAAGCAGGAAGGCCTAACTAAATTCTATCAAGGAAAATACCTTAACCCTGTCCTAGATACGTATATTAGCTTTAAACAAGGGAATAGAGGAGAATAATAATGAAATTCTGTATTTCTTGTAATATGGAAAGATCTATAGATACTTGTACAAATTGCGGAAGACCTACATACGAAACAGACCAAAAATTTACTATAGCTTTATTAGAAAACAGATGCGGAATTTGTGGAACACCTGGAAGTAGTCAGATTAAGGTATTAGATAAGATATACATTACAGTATTAACTATGGTTGATCTAATACCTATTTGTAATTTGTGTTTGCCTCATATTCCTCCTCAAAAAGAAAGAGAGAGCATGAATATAGATCACATTATCTGGAAAATTTTGGAAAAAAGACTTCAACAGTACACAGTTTATAACAAAATCTGCAAAAACGATGCCTGTAAAACACTAATAGTTTCAGTCAGAAAGGAGAAAGAGTTTTGTTCTGATAATTGCAGATCTAAATACTGGCAGAAACAAAGAAAGGAGAAGACGCTTGAACATAACATATCTTGATACAGAAACTCTTGAGGGTACTTCTTACTGTAAAGAAACAGAATGTCTAGATTGTCTTACCGGGTTAAAGTGCTCTACTATTCATCTTTTAGAGGAAATGAAGGCTATTTCTGAAATATCTGGCTATCCTCTTGAGTCTATATTTCCATCTCTTCCATTTCATCTTATGATTACATTAGGGAGGAAATCATGAAAATTTACGATAAGAAACCTTCAGATGGATATAGAAACATTGTAGGGTATAGTTGCAATAGCTGCAACTTAACATATACAGGAGAGACTTTACCTATGTCTTGGCTAACCCTTAATTTTTCATCTGTACCAGATGAGCATTATTGTCCTGAATGTATAGGTTCTTGCTATAAGTGTAAAACTGTTTTTACATTATTATATGTAAAATACTGGTTTAAAAACGGTCTTTGTGAAAATTGTCAGGAGGAATAATGATTATGAAAATAAATCAGTTACAAACAGGAATGATAATTAATCTTGGATGTTGTAGACATTATAACTATAAGCCTTTTGGAAGAGTTGAAACTGTTGCTTTTGACTGGGCTGTTATAAGATGTGATGATAATAATGTATACTTATTATTAGATCCTGATGAGTTTGAACTATATAAGGAGGAACAATATGCCTAAACTTATACCAGAAGAAATTAAATGGGAAGAATATAAAGAGACTTCTCCAGAAGTCTACGCTCAATACTATGAGCAGGATACTCTCGTTATCAGAATTGGTTCTTACGCCCCCCATTATTTTGTAAAGATAGGAGCTGTAGGAACTAAGGAACAAATGAAAGAGAAGCTCGAAGAACTTTTTGTCTCCTGTAGAGACAGACTGTCAGAAATTTTTCAAAGTCCTAATCTCTCAACTGAAAAAGCACGTCAAGAGATAGAAAAGGTTTGGATACTTCGGCAGAAGTATCATCAGGTGTATTTTCCTGATCTAGATGATTTAATTAAAGAACTTACCCCTATAAAGGAAAGACTAAATGGAAAACATTAAAACTTATTTAGGAGATGGTGTCTATGTAGAATTTGACGGTAATGGACTAATATTAACAACAGAGAATGGGGTAGAAATCCACAATACTATTTATCTCGAATCAGAAACATTTAGAGCACTACTTGCTTTCTATGAAAGGTTAAAAGATGGAGCAAAATGAGATTACAAATATTATAAAAGGTCTCATTAAAAAAGCTCACATTCAAAAAGACTTAAAAGAGGACTTATTCCAGGAGTTATATCTTTATTATCTTCAACTTGAAAAAAGATTCTTGCCAGAATCTAAAGTCCCTTTCGAGGCTTTTATTATTAAGTTCCTAACCTGGAGAATGTGGGCTATAGTTCTTAAAGAAACTATTAAGAAGTCTGAAGATATCTACACCATAATAGATTTACGAGATGAAGAATCTTTAACTATTATAGAAAATGACTTTAGTCCTTACTTAGCTGAAGGATTAAAAGCTCTAGAGTCCTATGAACGAGAATTAGTATATCTAAAGTATTTCTGTAATGTTTCCTATGAAGATTTAGCCAAAAAGACAAACTTATCTACAGAGGGTGTTAGAAAAAAACTTTTTAAAATACAAGGAAAAATAAAATGGGCAGGAAAAATAGGCAGGAATGGAGACTCTCAGAAAAAAGAAGGTTAATGTTCATGTGGCTGGATACAGCTGCTAAGATGAACAAAGATCACACTTTATTTATTCCTATGAAACATAACGTAGAAAGAACATATTATGTTTATCTAGGAAAAGAGATTATAAGAGAGATGGAGACTTCCTTTGATAAATCTATATATCACGGACTTAAAGTATACAGTACCAGTAAATCTGGTATATTATACTTAACAATTGGACGCTCAGAAAAAATAGAAGATATAGCTTATATTAAAGAAAAACATAATAAAGAAAAAGCTTTAAGGCTTATGGTCAAATCTAAACATACCAGAAAAGCTCAAATAAATATTCTGTTAGCTGAAGGCTACTCTAAAAACGAAATTAGACAGGCATTAGGAGATAGTATTACCCCTGAAGAAAATCTTATTCTGGAGAAATTGTAATGAGCGTAAAATATATTTCAGACAAAGAACCTACTTTAAAAGAGATGCAAGAATATGTAGGAGGCTATATAGAATTAATTCAGCTACAGTCTGGTGCTCAGATGATAGTAAATGAATATGGCATAAGACTTAAGCTGACAAAAAATAAAGAGGCTTCGTTTATAGCAGGACGTCCTATTGTTGGAAATGTTCTTTTTCTGTCCGATAATGCCCTATTAAAATAATTTACACAGAAAAGTTGAAATTTTAAAAATTTTGTATTAATACAATATAATTAATGTTTTCATTGAATCATTATTAATGTTTTTGGAGGATATAATATGTGAGCTATAAACACGTTCAGGCAAAATTAGACGTAGATACCTACTTAAATCTTATAGAATATACTACACTGCACAGTGTATCTATAGATAGAGCTATTAATAGTGCAGTTAAAGAATTTTTAAATAAGGAGATGAGTCAAAATGAGTGTAAAGACACTAGGAAGAGTTAAAGATGGTGAAAATGCTATTCTGTTTCAGGTAGCGGGATTTGAACCAATTCGTTGTGATATTAATGAGATTTCTGAAGGTAATCGCCATAAGCTTCTCATGCATGGTATGAACGCTAAAGTTGGAGATTCAGCTGCTGGTTGCAAGGGACAGGAAGCATACGATGCAATTGTATCTACCTGGACAAATCTTAAGGAAGGTAAGTGGTCAGAGAGAACAGGTGGTGGAGACAAGGTATCTGTATCTCAGATTAAGTCTGCAATTTCCCTGTTAACTCCAGAGGAACAAACAGCAGCTATTGCCATCTTTGCCAAGCTTGGAAAAAAGATAGATTAATTTCCATCAGGAAATTAGCTGGTTTCCAACTCACCAGACACCCAAAAGTAGTTGGTCTTCTCATAATCCGTAGCACAGTAAGTCTACTATATTGAAGACAAGGATAACAGAATACGATAGCACCAACTGATTATAGGTTGGATATTCACTTGTCTTCCTTTAGTGGACTTACTGAAGTTCTTAAAGGGTATTCCACCAAAGCTAATTTTAAAGTCCTCCAGACAGTTATATTAGTTTTGACTCTTTAAGAGCTTCAGTAATTCCATTAAAGAATATTAATTATTAATGAACTATTTAAGGGGACGTAGTTTAACTAGAACACCACATCCCCGCCACCAACTTGGAGGACACCTACCATCTTACCCTCATATGATTATCAACACAGATGACTATAATGAAATAGAAGATTATACCTTGCTAGAATACTATCTTGAAGATTCTTTAGTTATTCGACTTGGAAGACATAAGCCTCAGTATTATGTTAAAAAAGGATCAGTTCCTAAACTAGAACAGTTAACGGAGATAGAGTTATCTATTCTCAGAAAACTTATTCAAACTGGAACAAGTAGGGGACGAATTAATGACCAAGCCGAGAAAATTAAAAATCTTAAAAGAACATTTACCGGAATACCGCCCTGTGAAAAATTAGAAAACTTTATTAAAGAATGGAAGATGCTATGAGCAAAGATTTGCTAGTCCCAACTCATAAAGAGTCTCAAATTGTGGAACAACTAAAAAGAATAGATTGTTCATTAGATATGATGAAACAAAGTCTTTCTAGTTTAAGTGATAGGTTAAAATCATCTCTTAGAGAAGAGAGTAATGAGGTAACGTTAAAAGGTGCAAATTCTTTATCATTTGTACCTTTAGCCTCTAAGTTGAATGATATAAATGAGATAATAATCACTTTTAATAGTCACATTAGAGATCTAACAGAAAGGTGTGAGTTATAATGCCCCACATAAATCTTGATAATTCAAAGCGTAGTACCTTCGCATCCTGCCCTAAGAAATATTATTGGAACTATGTTAGACATCTGCAAAGCAGGTACGGTGCAGAGCCTCTTATCTTCGGGAAGGTATATCATGCCCTGCATGAAATGTATAGAAAGCTTACTAAAGAGGGCGTGGATCACTCTAATAAAATGTCTAAAGCTTTTAAGCATGGATTAGAGGTATGGGAAAAAGAGTTATCGTTTAATTATATCCTTGATCCAGAAGACTTTAGAACTTTTGAAAATTGTTATCTTGCTTTTGTGAAGTATTTTGAAACTTTTTCTGATGATATTGAGCCTATAGAAGTTGAACATTATTTCAGCGAACCTTTGGTTACAATAGATGACTATGATGTATCTTTTGCAGGAAAAGTAGACTGTATAGGTAAACTCCACAGCGGAGAAGAGATTGCTATTTTCGATGATAAGACTACATCTTATAGTTTAAATGCTATAAAAGAACAAGCACACAGAAGTGCCCAATTTCTGGGCTATAGCTGGATTGCAAGTAAGAGGTCTGCAATTCCTACTAATATAGCCTATGTAAACTGTGTTTACCTTAAAAATCTTAAAAGTGGACTTACTATTCAGCATGATAGGGGAGTTACTATTTTTAGTGATGTTGATTATACTGAATGGCATAAATCTATTATAAATACCTCCTATAGAATAGTAGAGGCTCATAAAACGAACAGTTTTCCTATGGAATTTGATTCTTGTTATGGAAAGTATGGGAGGTGTAAGTATTTAAACTTATGCACTATGCCCTTTTACTCGGAGGAATATGCCCAGGAACACTTCGTAGAAAGAGAATGGCTGATATATGAATAATATAAACTGCTTCCTAGAAGTAACAAGAGAGGGAAATACATCTTTATTAAAAGTCAAACTTAATATCAACAATAAAACCTTCTGTTTTCTAGAATACTTAAGTGATAATGAGAGTTTAGACTTAATAGATGTTATATTAGATAAAGCAAAATATCTTTTTAAAAGAATGCTAGTTCAAGAAAGAAAACCCTTACTGTTTTTTAAACAGTATGTTCAATCTCTTTCTAATATAGATCAAATAAAACTTTTAAATGAGGCTGATGCTTTGGGGGATATATCTATCTCTAGAGTAATTAAAGATATTCTTGAAAAGAAATGATCAAGTCTATCCTCAACCGAGAAAGACGTCATAATATGAGAAGAGAAATTAGAGACTATAACAGAGTTATATCTAAAAATATAGAAAAATTAGAAAATATAAAAGAAAACCTTAATAATATCTTAAAATTTTTACAGAAAGGGGAGTAAAAATGCACTTTGTAATAAGTGTAAATTATAGCCATCTGGTAGTACCTATGTCACCAGAGGCTGGACAATTAGTTGCCTTACTAGAGAAGGCAGTAATATGTAAGGAAAATGGGTATGGGTCTAAGACTACTTATACACAAACAGAAGATCCAATTAATATCTCACTCATAAATAGTAACAGATTGATTGTAAATCCTTCTAAAGAGTTTAGTGCATTAGAAGATCTATCTAAAATGGCCTCCAGAGCATTTGAAGCAGAGAGTGAAAGAGATAAAGTTAAGAAAGAATTAGAAGATTTAAAACTTAAGTTTGCTCCTTTTATGCTTCAAGAAGCGGAGAAAAAAGATGCCTAACGCTAAAGATATTCAACTTACAGTTGATAATATTAATTTCTTTGTTGTAGGAGAAAGAGGAACAGGAAAATCTTTTTTTGCAGCAACTTTTCCAACTCCTGCTTTTCTCTTTGATTTTGATAAGCAAGCTACTGTGTATAGAGGACTGGATGTAGAGTATGAGCAATTTGATTTTTCTAATTTAGGATGGATAAAGTTCGAAAAAGACTTAACAAGAGTTCTTACAGAGAAAAAGCATAAGACTATCATTATAGATTCTATGACCTCTTTTCAGTCTGTAGCAATGGAGAGGGCTCTTGCTATTAATCCTTCTAGGAATGAAGCTGGAGGGGCTAAGTTTGAAGTGCATTACTCATTGATTAGAACTCTAGTTGAAAATCAAATGAGAAGGATATTATCTTATGTAGGATATAAGGTAATTATTGCCCATCTTGAAGCAGATAAAGACAGAGAAGGAAGTATTATAGGATACCATCCTTTATTACCTGGAGCACTTAAGACTATTCTTCCATCTTTTTTTGGAGAAATCCTTTATTCTCAAAGAAGATATTTGGATAATAAACAACAGTATGTTCTACAGACAGTAAATAGTGGACTGTACAATGCCAGATCTAATTTATCGGGAAGACAGAAACTTCTACCTGATTTTGTACCTAATGATTTTAATTCTATTATGGAGCTTCTTCTTAAGAAGCAGGAGGAGAATGCAAAGAAAGAGATGGTGAAAATTGCAAGTACTTGAGCATATATTTGCTATAATAGGTATTATTACTGTACTTTATTTTATATATTGTATGTTTAGATAGGAGGAAACAATGGCAGATTTCGATCTTCCACCAAACCTTCAGGGAGATCCCCTTGAAGGATTTAATGTAGCAAATGAATATGTAGCAGACCCTTTAATGCCTGATGGGACATATAAGGGTATTATAACAAAGGTAGAACTTGTACCTGATCTTATGATAGTTAAATTTACTGTCGAGCTTCAGGGAAATGAGGGGTTATTTTGTACAGATGGTGTTACCCCTATAGATGGAAAGTCAGGAAGATATACACTATGGCTTATTAAGAAAGGGGATGAGCTTTTACCTGGCAAGTTTTCTCCAGCCCTAACTCGTAGGCAGGAAACTATAAGAAGTATAAAGAAGTTTTCAGACTCTATGGGAATATCTATAGGAACAGAAAAAGACATAGTTGAGGCAATTCAAGACCAAAAATGGCTATCTATTCCAGTGTTTGCGAAGGTTAAATCAAAGGCTTCTGAGGGGCAAATTTATAATGAGATTAAGAAACTGGAGAGAATAAGATAAGAGCCTAGAAGCTACTGTTCCTTGGCAGGAAGATATGATCTTAGGTCTCAGTGGAAGGTGCTCATGGGAGATGTCGCCTTCCACTGTATTTTTATAAGGAGAAATTAAAATGTATTTATGTAGTGCTGATCATGAAGAAATTTGTTATGAGTCAAGAGAATGTCCTCTTTGTGAGGCTAAAGAAGAAATTGCAGATCTTGGCTCAGAGATTGAAAAGCTAGAAAATAGGATTGATGATCTTGAGTCAGAGATTAGAGGACTAAATAATACAATTTCAGAATTACAATCTGAAGTTAACTTGTTAGCGCCTCCAGAATAATCAAGGGTAATTAGAATCTACAGGGTTAAAAGGATAATTAAATATCTCCGAAGATAATAATAAACAGTTGAGAACCTTATAAGAATGGTTGAATCAAAACTGAAATAAAGTTATTTAGGGGGGTAAAAAGCTAAATCCTCCCTGTAGATTCTACTTAGTTTTAAACCTGATTTTGAAATTGATCTAGAGAATGAAGGGGAATTACCACTGATACGTGAGTTCCTCCTCCGTATCTGTACAGGTTGCAGGTCTATTCTGCGGATAAAGACAAGGAAAGTGGAAGCCTGTCGCCTGCAACCCCTATTAATATAGGGGCATAATGGCGAAGGCGTAGATAGATACATTATCTATGATAAGTAGACGCAAGTAGCTAATTGAAATCTTTACTTTAATATTATAAGAGTTAATTAATAATTAATGAACTATGTGGTTAGACTCTAGACTGAAAAATATAAGGTGTCATAAATAATGAAGCTTAAAGATTTGTTTAAGCCCTATTTGGACTTTTCTGAAGAAGAAAAAGGATCCTTTATAAATGAACTCCGCTCAAAGCGAATACCTCTACCTATAATTAAAAAGGAAAGAAAAAGTAAAAAGAAGGTTGACCTTACAGATGCTGAGACAGAGTTACTCAATAAAATATTAGGGGCATTAAAGAAATGAAAATTATAGGACAAAATAAACTATTTAACGGCACTGAAAATAACATTGTAGTATGTAATCATATTAATCATGATTATGGGCAACTTATAGTAGATTTTCTCAAAAAAGTCTAACAAAGCATATTATTATAATTTAATCAAGGTTAAGTATAGAAAGAGAGTTAGTAAGAATGGAAAAAATACATCCATCTAAAGTTAAAGTACGAGAAGGTCTCGAGAGATACAGGCAAGATATTCAAAATCTCAAAGAGCTTGCAGAATCTCTAAAGAAACACAGTCAACTTGTTCCCATTATAGTTACCCGTGAATTTGAACTTGTGGCTGGAGGTAGAAGATTAGCAGCTTGTCTTATGGAGAATATAGAGATTTCCTACGTCTTTAAAGACGTAGCTTCTGACTTAGAACTTAGAGAGATAGAATTTGAAGAGAACAGACAAAGATGTGACTTTACTCCTGCAGAGTTGGCGTTTGCCATAGAAGATATTCACAAAAGAAGGCAAGAAGCCTTCGGTACTTCTGTTCAGGGCAAACCTGGCTTTGGATGGACAGTGAAACAGACTGCAGACCTTTTGGGATATACTCAAGGAGCTATCTCTCAAAATCTTCTTATAGCTGAAACAGTTAAGACTTTTCCTAATCTTGCTAAATGTGAAACAGCATCTGAAATTAGACAAGCAGTGAAGGGACTTCAGAAAAAAATAAACAGAGAGCAAGCCCTGGCTTCAATAGAAAAGAATAACGTCCTTAATATGTCTCATATTTTTCATTTAGGAGATTCTTTCAAGTGGATGCATTCTCTTAAAGAGAACTCTGTTGATATTCTTATAACTGATCCTCCTTATGGAATAGATATAGGAAATATTCAATGTACTGGAGGAAAAGTTACAGGAGGAGAATCTTTTCAAGGATTCAAGTATGATGATACTCCAGATATATCTATCTATAGGAAACTTGCAGAATGTGCAGATATTATATGTAAAAAAGATACAGCATTTGCTATTATATTTATATCTATAGATTACTTTTTTGAATTAAGAAATCAATTTCTTCAAAGGAATTGGGACGTTTCAATTAGACCTTTAGTTTGGATAAAACCAGGAGGATCATCAAATGCACCCAAAGTCTGGCCTATTTCATCCTACGAAATAGCTATGTTTGCGAGAAGACCTAAAGCATACCTTCAGATAGAAGGATTTAGGGATGCTATTACAGATGTGTTGCCTGTTCATCCTACTGCTAAAAGACACCCCTCTGAGAAGCCAGTAGAGCTTTTTCAGAAATTATTAAGGGTAGTAGGGCTTCCTGGACAAACTATGATAGATCCTTTTTGTGGTTCAGGAGCAAGCTTAATTGCAGGACTTAGAGAAAAGATGGTAGTTAAAGGATGCGACATTCTGAAAGAATGTTCTGATATTGTTAAAGAAAGACTTCTCTTAGAGGGGATTAGAGAATGATTTTTTGGTGTATTTGATCGACAAAAACCCATAAAATTGTTTACCATACGGTTTTAAAACCCGTTGAATTGTGTTCAACATATCAAACCATGACAAAAAAATTAATTCAATATACGGCACAAAAAATTGCAAGAAATACTATTAAAGTTAACTGTTGTGAGGTGTGTGGGAAAACTAAAGGGCAACTGGACAGACATCACCGTAATATTAAAAAGGCTAGAAAACAAGCCATAAAAGAACTCACAGATGAAGGAAAAATAGATTTAGATAATACTTTAAAATCTGAAATGAGAGTTGTAGGTAGAACAATGTCTATTCTTATAATAGAGAAATACGCTGAGATTCTTGTAAAAAAGATGCTTCAATCTCCAGAAATTAAAAGGATACTGAAGAGTAAAAAATGAATGAGGATTTATATCAGATTACAAGTTCTTATTATTGTGCAGGAATAATAGTAAAAAATAAAATAATCTGTAAAGTTGCTCCAATTTTAGGATGGACACTTGGTAAAGATATAGAATGGTTTAAAGCTTATTGTGTAAGTAAATTTTTTATAGTTAATAAAATATGAAACCTAAAATACTTCTCCTTACAGGAGATACAACTAAATATACACAGTATTTGCTATCTCAAATATTAAATTCTACCATGATTCCTTTATCAGAGGTAGTTATATCTAGTTGGATTCCTCAAGAAGCTAATGTTACAGTAACCTTCGGACAAGATGTACTTTCTTTACTTTCTAATGAAAAGCTTACAAACGTAAGAGGAACTGTCCTGAAAGGAACTGATGGAAGAAAAATAATTCCTTCTTTAGATCTGAGTGACTTAGTCAAAGATTTATCTTTGGATATTATATTAAGAGGTGATTTAATTAAGGCTAGGAAAGAAAAAGAAACTTCATTTTATGAAGAGCCTAAGTGGAATTTTATTATAAATCCCTTTTTTATAGATTGTATTCAATATTTAGACCTTTTAATAAGTTTGAATTCTCCAGATGACTTTATTGCCTTTGATCTCGAAACAGATTTAAAAAACCAACAAATTCTTTGTCTTGGACTAGCTCATTCGGAAACTGAAGGTATATCTATTCCTTTTTTTAATTCTGCCACAGGAAAATCTCATTGGACTCTTGAAGAGGAGAAGGCATTATGGGAGAAAATTGGGGAATTTTTTATGTCTCCTGTTAAAAAAGTAGCACACAATGCCTGTTTTGATGTATCGAGTTTATGGCAAAATAACAGAATATGGGTAAACAATCTTTATTTTGATACTATGCTTGCATGGCATGTATTATATCTCCCATCTGGAAGTAAAGGTTTTGGAATGAAAAAAGATTTGGGATTTATATCTTCTATGATGTTAAATATACCTGCCTGGAAACACAAGGCAAAAGAAAATCTAGCTGAATACAATGTAAAAGATTGCTGTGCTACTTGGGCTCTAGTTTCTCCATTAGAGAAAGATTTAAAGATTAAAGGTCTTTGGGATATATTTCAGCTTGAAATGTCTGAGATAGAGCCCTCTTGTTACCTATCTTTAAGGGGTATTAAGATAGACAAACAGAAAAAAGAAGAACTTATAAATAAGCTGGAGACTTTAGAAATTGAAGTAGAAGGAAATCTTTATCAACTCTTAGAAAAAGAATACGGTGTTATAGGTAGTATTAATTTTAGAAGTCCTAAGCAATTAAAAGAACTCTTATATGTAACTATGGGATTGCCTCCTCAAACCAAGAGGGGTTCTGATTCTGTTACAACAGATGAAGAAACATTAGAAAAGTTATATAGAAAGACAAGAAATGAGATTCTTAATTTGCTACTAAAACACAGGGAAGTTTCAAAGATGAAATCTTTTTTGAATATAACTGTATCCCCTGAAAGCAGAGTACATACAAGCTACAATATAGCAGGAACATCTAGCGGAAGATGGTCAAGTTCTGAAAATATTATTCTTCCTTATGGAAGTGGAAACTTACAACAAGTTCCTTCTAGTGGGGAAGGAGCTATAATACGAAGTATGTATGTAGTTAATAGTCCTGAAAACTGGATTATCCAGGCTGATTTTGTTCAGGCTGAAGCTGTTATAATAGCCTACCTCATAGGAGATGAAGCTCTAAAAGAAGCCTTTAGGCTTAAGAGAGATATACATAAAGTAACAGCATCTATGATGTTTGAAGTTCCTTTAGATGAAGTAACACCAGAACAAAGAGAGATAGGAAAGAAAATTCGTCATGCTACAAACTATAGCTTAGGAGCTCAAGGACTTGCTGTAGTTTTACGGTGTGAAACCTCTATTGCAAGAAGATACTTGGAGGCTTTTCATGCCTCTTGTCCTCAATTAAAAAGATGGCAAATATCTATACAGAATCAATTACAATCTACCAGGACTTTGATTACTCCTTTAGGTAGAAAGAAAACTTTCTTAGGCAGGTTTGATGATTCTATGTTTAGATCAGCTTATTCTTTTATACCTCAATCTACAATAGGAGATTTACTTAATCAATCTCTTGTAAAGTTCTATAATTTTTACGGTAATGAGTATTCTTTACTTCTTCAACTACACGATGCTATGTATGTAGATGATGTTCCAGAAGAGAAAATTCAAGATTGTATTAGTAAACTGAAAGAATGTATGACGTGGGAGCTTAAAATTAAAGGAGAAACCTGTATTGTGGATGTTGACTTTAAAAAAGGTAAAGATTGGAAAAATATGGAGAAAATAAAGTGAAAAAAGATTCCTTACACAATCATCCTGGAACAGAAAAAATATTAAAAGAATCAACAGAATTATCAGAAGACTTTCTTAAGATTCATGTTATAGTAGATAAAGAAGATTGGTTAAAAGCCAAACAGTTAATTAGAGATTTTACTGTAAGTATAAAAAATTTTTCAGATAATACCTATAAAGTAAATAGCCCTGAAGGATATAGCACTCCTCCTGTAAATAAGTTAGATCCATCTTTAAGACCAAATCAAGGAATCAAATATGATTCAGGAAAACCTCGATTTGATCTTATTCCTGCAGATGCTCTTGAAGAGGTAGCTAAGGTGTATTCAGTTGGGGCTAATAAATATGGAGACAGAAATTGGGAAAAAGGACTTTCTTATGGACGTCTTTTTGGAGCTATGATGCGGCATGCTTGGACATGGTGGAAAGGAGAAAAGAACGATGAATCTAATAAATTTAAAGGTACTTCAGTTAATCATCTTGCTTCCGTTGTATTTTGTGCTTTGGGTCTGTTACATTACGATCTTAATTCTGGAAAATTCAGTAAGATGGATGAGAGAAAAAATAAATGAGAGCCTGTATTAAGTGTAATAAAGATATTTCGGACGTTCCTCCTTCTTGTAACACCTGTAAAGATTGTTACTGCAAGGAACTAAACTTATATTTAAGTAAGATTGATCCCAAGCAAAAAGATATCATATTCTTTTTAAGATGTATAGATATGATTTATCTTATCTTGTTTGGGACTATTATTTTCTTACTCTGTTCTGGATGTACTTGTCCAGAATCCTATTCCTCTCAGGAGGAATATATTACAATTTACGATAAAGAGTGGAACACCAAATATTATGGAAAAATTAGAAAGGAGTAATAATGAAAATAGTCAAGCCGTCAATTGAAATTTTAGGTATATTAGATCAAACTTCTATCTTAAAACATTTAGAATTAGTTGGAAGAACTTGTTACAAGTCAGAGGATAAAATTACAGAAACTTCTTGTATCGAATTTGTCAGAAAAATTATCAAATCTGGACATCATGCAATTATAGAACACTTCGATATTTCTGTAAAAGTAATTTGCGACAGAGGAGTTACTCACGAAGTTGTAAGACATAGAATCGCCAGCTATGCCCAAGAATCTACTCGTTACTGCAACTATGCAAGAGGTAAATTTGGAAATGAAATAACTGCAATTATTCCTTGCTTTTGGAATTCTTGCAGTGAAAAGGACACGCTAAAATATGAAATGTGGGAAGAGACCATGAAATATATCGAAAAGACATATATCAAACTTATAGAGCTTGGAGCTACTCCACAAGAGGCAAGAAGCGTGCTGCCTAATTCTTTGAAAACAGAAATAATTGTTAAATTTAATCTTAGAGAGTGGAGACACTTTTTAACGTTAAGAACTTCTAAGGCTGCCCATCCACAAATGAGGGAAGTTGCAAACATGATTTTATGTAGATTTAAAAATCAACTTCCTGTAATATTTGAGGATATTGGAAATGACTAAAAACCAACTTATCTATATAGGAAGTCCTTACACACATCCTGACAAGGATGTTATGCAACTTCGATACGAACAAGTGCTTGATGTAACAGCTGATTTATTAAATCAAGGATTTCATGTAATAAGTCCTATTGTTCACTGCCATCCTCTTTCTGTAAAGCATAAGATGATGCCTGATTTTGAATTTTGGAAAAGATATAATTTTGCTTTATTATCTAAATGTAGCGTACTACTTATAATACCTATTGATGGATGGAAAGAATCTATAGGATTACAAGCAGAAGTTATATTCGCTAAAGAAAATAATATTTCTATTGAAATGTATTATAAAGAATTATTTTAATAGAGTTCATTAATGATTAATGAACTATTTCAATCTAAAGGAGAGCTTCTTTGAGGAATTGTCCTGATTGGATAGAAGCATTTTGTGAATATGTATCTGATACAGAAACACCTAAAATTTTTGCCAAGTGGAGTGCTATATCAGCAATAGCTGGAGCACTTCGCAAGAAATGTTGTTTTAATCTTGGAAGATTAAAAACCTACCCTAATCTCTACATTGTATTAGTCGCACCTCCAGGTGGACGCAAGTCAGTTTCTCTCAATTATGCCAAAGATATTCTTATAGAAGGAATTCCTGGTATTCCCATATCGTCTGAAAGTAACACAAGAGAGAGTCTTCTTCAAGACTTAGAACTTGCGTCTACAGACACAACACTATCTGATGGATCTACCTTTAGGTATAGCGCCCTTACTGTCATGTCTAAAGAATTTGAGATTTTTCTAGGACAGAAAAAAGATAATTCGAGGATGATAGTAACTCTTACAGATTTATTCGATTGTTCAGACCCTATGTGGAGACATAGAACGAAACATAGTGGCTCTAGTAGTATTCCAAATGTATATCTCAATCTTGCAGGCTGTACTACGCCCTCCTCTTTAGCTTCATCTTTTCCTACTGATGCAATAGGAGGGGGTCTAACATCAAGGATGTTATTTATTTATTGTGACAAGAGAGAAAAAATTGTACCTATTCCTGAATGGACAGAAAAAGAAGAAAAGTATAAAAAGATGTTAACAGAAGATATAAACATTATCGGAGGCCTTATAGGAAATTATGAGTTCACTTATGAGAGTAAACAGAAATACTCTGACTGGTATAGACATCAGGTAGTGGCTCCAAAAAGATGTAAGGATGAATCTTTCTTAGGATGGTATGAAAGAAAACCTCTTTTTGTTCAAAAACTTGCTATGATATGTCAAGCTTCTAAAGATAATCTTTTCTGTATAGAATGGCCTGTATTTGAAAGAGCAATAGGAATTCTCGAAGAAATGGAAGAGCATATGGCTCTAGCCTTTAGAGGGGTCGGTAGAAGCGATTTAACTGCAGATATAGACATGGTATATACTATTATTGCAGGAAGAAGTCAAATATCAGATAAGGAACTCCAAGGACTTGTATGGAGAGATGTAGATGCACAAAAGATGGATCAAGTAATTACAACACTAACTAGGGGAGGCTTAATTAAAATTTTACCTAGATCACCTACAGGAGCTCCAGAAATCTGGTATGTCTCTACTAAAAAGAAAGAAGAGGGAGATCGGAATACAGGCAAAGGATAAATAAAGATAAGAACCAGTCTCCCCTTTATTACTCTACGGTGTTTCTAAAGCTTGAACTCTAAGATTAAGATTTACTTTCCCATCACTTTCAATTTCCTATTAATTTCATTCAGGCTTGTTTCAATCACTTATTTAATTTTTC